TATCGGCTTGAAAATTCTTTACGTATACCAAAAACTTCTTCAACAGCCAACTCTTGTAAGTAAGTCTTAGTTGTTTGGCTTAATGTTTCTCCTTTCGTTTTAGGGTTTGTCATTATCTTCCCTATTGCTGAGCATCTTATCTTCATATCGCAAGGGTTCTAAGTTGTTCTAGAGTTAAATCAAATGTTTTTAACAACTCATGTTCCGTGTACTCACCATCGCTTATTGCCTTTAATGCCTTAGTAAGTCGTTTATCGTCAATAGCAACTTTTTTAGTTTCGTTTTTTGTTTCAGTTTTAACTTGCTCGCCCCCTGCGTCTGTGTCTTTGTCAGTAACTAATCCTAAAGCACTTGATAACGCGTAACGTCTCAAGTAAGTAATAGCGCTGCCAAGAACCTGAAAATCATTCATGCCTTTTAATGCCACGCCTTGTGGTATATTTGTTTTGCTTTCAATTGTTTCACCACTTTCAATATGAAATATGATTGTAATTAAATCAGTAGCATGAATAAGTTGAGTGAATCCTAATCCGTGCTTTTTTAGCAATGGATTAATTACTTCAAAGATCTTTGGTAGATCAGCATATGTGTAACCATATCCTTGTGTTGATTTGTGAATCGTTGGAACCTCTTGTTGAAACTCCGCTAGGCTTTTAAATAAATTTTTCATTGGTTAGTTTTTATTGGTTAGTAATTATACGCAAATGTAATTCTTTATTTTAACATGGCTACTATTTTTTTAATTTATTTTTATATTTTTTTATTATTTCTTTTAATTCGTCTCTTGAGTATTTTTTTTCTTCATGTGCTTTGCCTTGTAATTCAATCAATTTCTCAGCTCCAATTCGTTTTTGTATGCCTATTTGATAATTCAAAAGATTACCATGCAAATATTGATTACAATAAACACATTGACCATGTACGTTGTCCTCATCGTATGTAATAGCTTTATGTCCTCCCATTGAGTAATAATGGCCGGCATCAAATTTTTGACCTAAAGCAGATCCACAAGAGATACAACCTTTATCCCTATCTCTATTCCTTATAAAAGAATTAAAATAAACCTGAGCTAGTTTATGCAGCTCTTGAACTGTTTGAAGTTTCTCTTTTATTTCTTTCTTTTTATCCACCCATTTCTTATCATGTTCAATTTTTAACCAAATTTGTACACAATCTTTTTGAAGGCAATACTTTTGATTAAAATTTACCGGCGTAAAACCTTCCTTACAATTCTTACATTTCTTCATACTAAAAATTATTTACTTTTAATTGATTCTCTAATTGTCTCATCTCACATTTTAAATCTAAATTTAATCTCTCTAGTCTGTAAGATGCCTGAATATATTCTCGAGATTGTTTCTCTAAAATTATAAATGTATTTAATACCTCAGATAATTCAGATTCGGTTTCAAGCATTGAATTAATTAAATCCTTTCTATGCTCATTTTTAGCTTCAATTTCTTCACGGCTTGCTTTAAGCTTAAGCAATGTCTTATGTAAAATTACCCTGGCTTTTAAAATTTGTAGTTCCATTTATCGATTTGTTATTTGTTTAGTAGCATATGCTTTCTCATATACATTTGGTGCAGGATTTGATTGTTCAAAATAGCTTAACCTCTCTTTGTCAAACCATATCTCGATCATACCAATATTTCCATTTGATCTTGGCTTAATTTTATTAAAATGTATTTCAGCTAAATTAAAAGTCGGATCCTGTCTATGTACCGTAATCATACATTTACCTGAATTAAACCATTCGCTGCCGCCTTTTAAATCATATGGCACAGGTGGATTTCTTTTGCCATTTTCTTTCTCGGTTAATTTAGGGTGTATAATCGTATGCAAATGTAAATCATTATCCTCAGCTATTTGATTTCTATATGGCAAAACGTATTCGAGGTATTGAGCATAGCCACCATAATCATTGTATGGATGGTTTAAATCTTTCCAACTATCTATTGATGCAGTATGTAGCTCTTCAGTTTTTTTAATCTCAACAGCCATATCCCAAAATTGAATTGGAGTTAATTTAGCCTTTACATCTTTTTTAGTTAATACTTTAAAATGATTTAATACCCAATCAATTGCTTGAGTAATTTCTCTATCTTCGATCACATTTCTATCTAATGGATTAAAGCTCTTACCAGTTTTCTTATTGATTAAATCAGCTATGATCTCAACGTTGCTACCAACATCAGGGAAATAAACTAAATGCTTCCATCCATAAAACTTAGATGTGTTCATTAAGCATTCCATTAAAACCTGAGTTTTGCCACTCATAGGAAAACCCGTCCAATCCGTGCAATTACCTAAACTCATTGAGTAATGCTCATGTAGTTTTGCAAAACCTAAATACTTTCCTTTCTCATGGTATGTATCTCGATATTTAAAGAGGTCAGTAATTACATCACCAACCTCTGTTATTTTAAATCCGTTTAACTCCATGGCGCTTTCCATTTTGCTGGTTCATTTACTTCTTGTATTTGTACAGGTTTTTCCCATGTTCTTACACAAGCCTTCCAATCAATCATTTTATTCTTACCTACCATCCAACCTTTTGCTGAATAAAAATTTAAGAATTTATTTACATCAACACCGTTTTTTCGTTGTGAACAGTATTCAAGAATTTCATTATAAGTAGGTTCTATAAATACACTTCTTTTATTCTTTTCTTTATTATCCTTCTTGTTACTGGTCTCTTCCTGGTCTATTCCTGGTCTTTCCACGGTCATTTCATTGGCAGTTAGTTGATACTTTGTGTAGTTAACTACCTCGATTATAGTACCTTGCACGCTAGTTTTAATGGTCAATTCGTTGGTCATTTTTAGCTTGTTTAATGCGGTCCTAATTTGCCTAACACTTAATCCAGTTTCTATGGCTAAAATATCTCTTGACGTTATTATTGTACCAACTTTTAAATCAATGCCTCTATATTTTTTCTCTTTATGATTTGCTTTAAGAATTATATATAAAAAAAGTCTAAAAGTATTTGTATCAGAGAACCATTCCCATTCTAAAATCTGTCTATGTAACTTTATCCAGCCACTCATATATCTAATTTTTGCTGAAGCAAATCATTAGCCCAAATAAAACAAGTATTTTGATCCTTAAACGATACGCTTACTTTATCAAGTATTTCTGCTTTCGTGTAAATAGACTCGATGTAAGCATACTTCTCTTTTATTTGTATAAATACATAATAGTCGCTGTTTAAATGATCTCTAATGTCATCTAAAGTACAATTAAAAGTGTACGAACGATGTTTAGTTGCTTTGATTTGATATGTGAAACCTTTCTCATCGGCAAAATCAATTTGTTGGTATTCACGATCAGCTAATTGTTTGAATATTTTTTCGCCTTGAAAATTAAGAGTAAACCAAAGCTCAAATATTTTTTCTCCAATTACACCTGTTGAGTTATATTCTAACTCGGTTGGTATTTTTATTCTTGATTTGTAAGTTCTCATTTCGTTTCTTTTATAAATGTGCCATTAATCATTTTACCATTTCTATTTGCTATAACCATAAAGGCTGAATTAATACAATCTTCAATTGTCATCTTTTCAACATCGCCATAATCTTCGCCTTCTTTGTACAGAGGCAACAACTCGGTTAGATTTGTTAATACTACTACTATGTCGCCAATAGCGTCAATCATTTCTTCTTTGTCATTATTTAAAATAGCTTTAGAAAGTTCTCCTACTTCTTCAAATAATTTAATGCATTGAGTTTTACCATCACCTTTGTCGTAGATTCCTCTTTCAGATGCCCAAGTTCTTATTGTTTCAAATTCGTTTTTTAGTTTCATAATGTTTATTTTTAGTTTTAAGTTATTATTGTTTATTTAGAAAATTATTGTAAATGTGTATGTTGCTTGCAAAATGGTAGTACCATCCTGTTTTAATATTTAATTCTTGTGCCATCATTTTTTGAAGTTCACTAAAGCAATATTGATCGTTGCAAAAGCCGAACCATAAATCGTTAGACCTCATGTTAACCGTCATGCAAAGTAAATCATTTATAATTTGAAAATGAATGGACAATGTGCAAGGAGTATCTTTGTAATAAGTATCTATTTCTTTGCCATCATATATTGAAATCACAGCTTGTCTAGTATCTTTATATTCAGATAGTTTATCTATAACATTTTTTAATTGATCTTTTCGCAACCATTGCCAACCATAGTTTGATCTAACGTGGTTTTTTTCGTCCATATGGCTTAACCATATTGGAGCTCTTTTAGATATCTCAGATGCGTCAGGATTTCCAGATAGATACCATTGCCACTCATATTCTGCATAGTCATGATTCCATTTTCTAAATTCTGTTTTAATTACATTATCTTGAGGATTCATTATGTAAAAGCCAACGTTAAATTGTGCCTTAGTATCTGCAAAATTATTTCCATTGTCACTAATGCTAGTGTACAAATCTTCAAATGCATGTTGTGCGTTATAATATTTCATGTTACCAGTTTCTAAATGAATTAATTGTTTTTTTATCTAAGTTAGATTTTAAATTACCAGCTACATTCCAGAACAAATCTCCTGGTTGTAAATATTCCCAGACTTTTGCATCATAATTAGACGCACTAGGAAACGGAGGCTTTATTTTACTGTCAGAACTAAAATTTTGGTAGTGACCTACTACGTTAGCTGTTCCCTTTTCTCCATCATGTATATTTCTAGACACAGCTAAACCATTTGCTATAGCATTTGGCCAAGCAATTTGTAATGCTCTATTTAAAACACCTGTTGAAAAGGC